CAGGAACTTACACACGTGGACTGGTGCAGTATGCACATCAGTATTACAACCTACATGGAAGTCAAACATCATACTCTCCAAGCACCGGATTAATTCATCTTACCAAAAGTCCAGAGGCTTTAACAGATAACAAACTTTACTTTGGCACTGCAACAGATCTTCCAACAGGTAAAGCTGTTAAGATTAGTATTACAGACTTGGACCAAAGATTTTCAAATGTAAGAGTTGTAGCCATTCATTACAAAACTTTTAGTGGAACTCCTACTATTACAATTGTTGAAGATAGAGAAATACCTCCAAGCGGAGTAATTTACTTAACAGATGGTGGAAATGTTGTTAAAGGAACCATCAGTGATTTAGAATTTTCTGCACTGGGTTCGATAAACTTTAAGTGTAAGAGCTTTGATGTAAAAGATAACATTCTATTTCCTGCGAACATTGTCGAGGATTTTTATGATGTTGATGAAACTACGTACTGGGATTCTCGTGCTTACAGGTTTCAGTCTAACGGAACTGCTAAAATCTGGGATTCAGCAGGTGATAGTCTTACAGTACCTTCTGATTGGGATGTTGATGAAACACACGATTGTATTCAAACTAAAACAAATCAAAGTTTAAACGTTTTATCAGGAAGCAGCAACTATCTTTACACAAAAGCACCATATCGTTATGGTGGAGAAGGTAAGAACATTAAGTACTATTTCAATGTAGAAGAGGTTGTTGAAGATTCATATGCTGCAACTGCAGACAGGATTGCAGCAACAACTAGTGCTGGAGTCTACACTAACTATGCTAACCCATTAATACAAGCAGAAAAAACTGGTTACATGAGAGATGAAATGTACCGTTTTGGAATTGTATTTATTGACAGTAATGGAAGAAGGTCTTTCGTTAAATGGATTGCAGACATTAAAATGCCAGCAGTTTATGAAACTGATACTAATAACACACCTTTTAAAACTTTCTTCAAAGCCGGAACAGATGTTAAAGTAAATATCCTTTCTCTTACATTTGAAGTTAACAATATTCCAGATTCAGCAGTTAGTTTTGAAATCGTACGGGTTAAACGAGAAGATGAATTAATCCGGTGCTTGGAGAGAATGATGATTGACTTCCATGAACATTGTAATACTGATGTGCGTACTGCACCATTCCACTTGTGTAAGTTCCTGTGTCTGTAACACTTTCGATTGTTGTAGTCCCAAAGGTAACCTCAGGAACAATGTCTAAAGTACTTAAAGGAATACTAAAGGTAAGTGGGTCTAACACATTGAAATGCCGGAAGTTACTGTTATTATCTGTTAAATAGATTTTCCCAACTTCAGATGTTTCATAGTTGCTGTAAGCCTCAATTCGATGAGAGGTGCTTAAGTTTAACTGTTCATTGTAAATCAAATGTGCTGAAGCAACTAAGTAACTATTCGTTCCAATGTCTTTTACAGTACCACCCTCTTCAATTTCCAACTTCCAAAACTGTCCATTACTTACATAAGGTGTGCTTGAGTCTGCAGTAATAAGAATTAGATAATTACGCAGTTGTGTGTGTCCCAACAATTGGACAGACGTTAACTGAGGAATTAGTTCTGTAATATTAATAATAGTTGTGTCTCCAGTAATTGTCAGAGCAACATTTAATCCTGTAATTAATATCCTATTGAGTTGATTGCTTACAATGAAATGATTTAAACTAATACTACTACTAAACTTTGAAATTATTTCTGCATACAGAAGAGCATACGTCCATCCAGTTGTAGGAACTGCTAAATAGTGATACTCTCCATTAATAACAATGGAAATACTTCTCTTTTGATTTTCAATGATTGTTAGTTCATAAACTGCTTGAACTGTTGGGAATCTGAATTTAAGACTGTTTCCTAATTCATTAGTTAATGAAAAACTGCTTAATGCAGTATCAGCAACAAGCTTTACATTTAAAGCATCGTAGTAATTCTCTGGAGAATATTTCGTAGGACTCACATCTCTGTTTAATCCCTTGGTAAAAGTATTAACAGTTGATTCCATCATAGTTACGAAGTGTGAGTTCTAATACGTTGACGACGATTTAAGTATTTGAATGATTGTGAATGTTGCTGTAAGTCTGGGTTTAAAGTCAACCACTGATTCTTCAGACTTTCCATTTGGTCTAAGCTTGGGATTCTTCCGGCAGTGTTTGCAGATGCAATGTTCCAATCTCTATCTCTCTCTAACTTTGCATAAACTTTATCTGTAATGTCAGCCTGCATCCATGCTTTGAATCCAATCCTCTCTGCAACATAGGTTCTTACACCTTCAATGTATCGTACGTTATCTGGTACTTCGGGCCATCCATCGTCGGTGACTGGGAATGCTTTGTAGGCGATGTCCACATAACCAGCATCAAAATTAGTAAAAATATAATTATCATTAAGATAGTACGTATAATACTGGGCGTAGGTGTCCTTATCCATAATTGTCGGAGCGTCCGAATACGCAGTGTAGTAAGGATCATTAATGTCAGGAGCATTGGTTTGTTGTTCTGGGACAGTGTGTATCGAATAGAACCTGTCAGTTGAATAAATCAGTGGTCTTTGCGTACCATGCATCCTAATCATTCCAGGGTGAATATCAATTAGCCCGCATGGCAATTCACCTCTGTAATCTGTAATCTGGACAACATCAACTTCATCTTTGAAAGCTGTTGGAACTCCTATCTTCATCATTGCATCAAAGATGTGTTCTTTGACTGCTTCAACATCAACATCAGTAGGTTTGAATCCGTAGTCCCTGAAGATTGATTCGATGATTCCTTTTGAATTTATGTATTTTCCGTTTAACATCTGTCTGCGTAATTTTTAAGTGTGTCAGGATCTAAGAGATAAGCAGCCAGCTTTCGACTTAAGAGCCTTGATGGTTTAAATGAATAATACTTTACCTCTGGTTTCTTAATTCCTTTCTTACACCAAAAGAACTTGTATCTGTAGTTATCTGTGTGTTCGTTAGTGTAGTAGAGAAGCTTTTTACTTTCAGCAGCTTTAGGACTTTTCTTCCAGTACTCATACGTTGATGGAAAGTCTACAATCAAAGGTTTAGTGTTTAACTTCCCGTCTTCCATTTCATAGATTTGTTTCTTACTGGCAACCTCTAATGTTCCTAAACGAAAAGGGAGATCAAACTTCTCTCCCTCAACCAACTTCTCAGCCATCCAACCATTAAACTCTCTTACAACAGCACGAAATATTTTCTTCTTTACTCCACCCTTTAATGCTGTTCCGTATTTGTTTGTGTAAAATCTGTAATAATCATGAACATTAACTTCTGCTCTGAAGCAGTTCGGTTTGTTGGCTCTCCTGCGGCTGGGTAGTATCTGTTGCGTCATTAACTACATCTCCTATTGTTGATAAGAACATTGCTACATCACTCTTCATAATAATATCTTTCATGTACACCCAAAGGGCTTCTGTAATAGGGTAGTCTTTAGTTGCATCATAACCTGGGACTGCTTCTGGATCTGCAAACACTCCTCTTACATTAATCTTCTGCATTCCAGTGAAGTTTAATGAGCTGGAGTTGCTTGTAAGATAAATCCTACTGTCTTTAAGGAATGCATAGATTGCATTAGAGTTGAACCTTCCATTCCCAATGTAAGGAACTCTTTCGTAAGGAATAATTGTAAACGTTCCTTCTGTTGTAATTGCAGGCCCTACTCTTGTTAGTGTTGGAATGCCGTTGTGTTCAATGGTGTTTGGGATGTCCGTTGTAGTTCTGCGGATAGTACATCCAATGTCTTTAAACATTCCAATGTCAACACTCTCTAAAGTAAGAGTTCCAGCATCCTGAATGAAACGTTGTGAAATAGAACGTCCTTTATTAAGTTCATTCTTAATCCACACAGCACGATTATTTCTAATCCAGAACTTAATCTGTCTCAGATCTAAATCATCATCGTCTACAATACGTCCATTCCTAATAGTTAAGAATAAATCGTAGGCTAATGCGTTTAATGTCAAGTTCATAGGTTAGAAATAAAATTTTAATTCTCCGTTAAAATAAAGCCAGGCTTCTGCTTTTCTTCTTCTTACTAATCCATTACTAACTTTACCTTTTACAAGTTTCCACATTAAAAAGGCATTTTCAATTTCAGGATCAAAGATGTTGTTATTAATCAAGCGTCTGACTGTTGACCTTTTAAATCTTGGTTCTCCAATGTTGTAAACCAAACTAACCAAAGAATCAAACATGTTCTGATTGATTTCATTGGTTACAACTTCATTTAAAAACTTTTCAATATTACGAAGGTCATTTGCTAAACAGTCATAAGCATATTCTTTCGTAATAGTTTCACCTTCTTTAACTTTAGTACCATCAGGATAGACTGTTGTGCCTATCCCAATGGTCCACACTCCTGCAGGGCAAAGATAACTTTCTAAATATTCTTCTATGTTATCCTGACATTCAAAGTGTTCTAAAAGTTTAAAGAGCAGTTCTGAAGACTCTTTCATTTCTTTTGTAATAAAATCAGAATCTGATAAGTTCTATCATCTATCCTCTGCACTGATCTACTCAGATCATCAACATCACTTTTAAGAGCTTTATCGTTTAGTTCTTTTTTTAGTTCAGAAATGTTTCTAACATTAGTTAGTTCATCAGTCTTTGATTCAAGACCGTTGTTAAGGTCTCTAATCTGTGTGCTTATTACAGCCTGATTTGCTTTAATGTTATTAACCTCTGACGCACTTACCTGAAGACCTGAATTAGTCTGTGATGCAAATACAAATACCGCAACCAATGCAGCTGGGATAATTGGCTTTACAATCCATTCTAATAGAAGCTTGGAAAGCTTACTCTGAGTTTCTCTAGTCATCGGCTGAAAATAATTTAAGGCTTGTTAGTACTTCTTGGATCTTTAATACCTATTCCAATGAAACCTGCTAACATAATGATTACAGGAATAAACTCTGAAGGTATTACTCCATCATAAACTAACCATCCTACAACAATCGTAAGAATCCCTCCTACAGTTGTTTTCCAGTTTGTGACTACACGATTAAATAGTGTAGCCCAAAGCTTTGTGAAAAATTCTTTCATATTACTCAGGATTTACTGGACACACTTGTCCATGAATTTGGTCAATAATACTCAGTCCTAATTTAGCTGCCCATCTCCATATTGGAGATTTAATTGAATCTACAACAAATAACAGAACTTCCTTAATAGTAGGCCATCCAACACAGAAA